CTATCCTGTGCAGTATCGTTCTTCATGTCTGCAATGGCAACTTGTGCGGCTAACCTCTCATCACCGATATCTTCCTGATTATCGATTCTTCTTCTTTCGAGATCAATTCGCTGCTGTCCTTCGCTTGCCTTGCGATCAACATCTGCTGCCTTGATATCAAGCTCTTCTTTTCTCAGTCCCACCAAAGGATCTTCCTGATTCGGCATCGCAAACTGAGGAGCCAGTTCCTGAAGAATCTGTGTGGTCAACTGAGCAACCTTGTCTTCAACAACCAGCATCATCTGTTGCTGCATCTGCTGTGCTTGTTGTTGCATCATTGGATTAGTCATCGCTTGCTGTTGAACAACCTGCAGTTGTTGCTGCATGTTCACTACCTCTGGGTCTTGCATAGCAGTCTCACGCGCCTTGAAGTCAACATGTTGATAGATATGTGACTGAATCAAGGCAAGTCCTTGCTGTTGTCCAGGCGGTACGTTCTGAACCACAAACGTGTTGTATAGCTGTAAGTGTGCAGCGATATGTGAATCATGATCCTGATCTGGGAACGCCTGTGCGGGTTGTCCCTGCAGGAATCCTGCGTTCTCCATTGCAGAAGATACAGGTTGAGGCTGTGGTGGTGCAGGTAGTATCTGATCAACCTGCTGTATACCCATAGCCTCATACATCCTGCGATACGCATTGTATATACCCATCGGTCCATGAATCTGTGGATTAGACTGAACCATTTGTAGCATCTCTTGAGCCATCATTACGCGCTGACTCATAGAGAATATATTCGGGTCTGATACAGGCAGTATGTCGATACGATCGTCAAAGTCAGTTGCCATCAACTGCTGTTGACCATTCGCAATCATGTATGGATACGCTTTGACAGGTGACTCTTTGATCACTCTGGCAAGCAGATTGAACTCAATCTTCTGCGAATAGTGCAGTCTCTTGTGTATCGCACTCATGACGCGACTGCCTCTTTCGAGAAGCGCAATCGTTGTACCCACAGGTGCTTGTTGATTGCCATCACCAACCTGCATATCAGCTATTGATGCAAAGCGTTTACCTGAATCAACCAACATGCCAAGCAACGATAATAGTGTGCCGCTTGGCTCCTTGAAGGGTAAAGGCAACAAGGCATCACGTAATGATCCACCAGGTGCGTCCATGTCCCTGATCCGAATGCCTCGTGCCTTAAAACCTGCTGGAAGGTTTGCCAAAGTACCCGCATCAATCAACTGCCGTAAGATCGAAGTCGAGGCTTTAGACAAACCACCAATCATATGGGTTAATCCAAACCCATAGAATCCAACACCGGGTAAAAACTTGTAATGTACAAAATAATCTATGCGCTTACGCATCGGATCATTCTGGTTGTAATTTCTTCTTATCGATAAAACAGCAGACTGTTTGGGCAGAATCGTTACGATATACGGTAGTTTGATACCTGTTTCGTTGCCCTCTGCATCCATGTCCTCGAATCCTGGTAGATCAAGGTCCATGTGTATTTCATACAACTCAGACTCGTAGTCTCCTCCCCCCGAAGGCTTTACGCCCTGTAGCTCATCTATCTCTTCTTCAACTTCATCATAGCTCTCACCATCAGATCCGCGGTTCGATATCGCAGTCTTTTTGTAGAAACCAGACTGTTGCAGCTTTCTCACTTCGTTGGTTGGCATATCCACAACGTGGGTGATACGCACTGCGCTTTCCAAACTGGTGGTGCCATAAGGAACAATAAGTTTTTCAGAAGGTATGAACCTAGATACAGGTCTACCTATCGCCTGATCAAAGTGAACCTTACGAAACGCGCTGCCTGATAGCGGCAGATAAAACAACAGCTGGTCTGTCTCAGGGTCATACTCTTTCATCTCCTGCATGAGGAGATAGTTCATGTACTCCTGAACACGAGATGCTTGCAGGTCAGTGGCTGGTGTACCCATGCCAACAGTTTGTGTCTTGACCGGACCACCAGCTGGTAACAATTCTTTATAGGCTGTGGCCTGAAACTGTGTGACTGATTCTGCTAACAGGGGATGAATGACACCAGATGCACCGTCAAACGGTTCAGTCCGGTCTTCAAACTTCATCCCCAGGAATTCAAGTCCTTCCTTGTATTGATCCATCCA